CTTTGTCTAGTGGGACTTTAACATCTACTTGTGTGACTTCATCGTCAGGGCAGGTTACCTTAAATTCGCTGACCTCACCGACCGCTTTCGAGCGGATCTTGAGGAAAACGTATTCAATTTCAAATGTAGCAAGTTTCTCAACTTCTTTTTCAGAGAGCGAAGTGCAGTTTTTGATAATTGTTTTGACCGCCTTAACCATCTCCTTCTCATTCTTCGATTCCATCGCAAGGTATAGGAGTTTCTCCTCCTTGACGAGGAATGGTCGGTAAGATAATTTCTTACCTGTAAGAGGGATTTTAAGGTCATGCTCAGGTAACGCAAGTTTAGGTAATGGCATAATATACTCAATCTAATTATATTTAGAGACCAATTCCGACAAAATTGTCAAGACTGGAATCTATACTAAGTGATGATAGCACATCATCGTTGTCAACTGGAATAGTGACATCCTTTAGTGCACCTTTAAACATCTTAGCATTATTCGGTGTATCCATACGGTATCTTTCATAGTAGAAAGAAATATCTAATTTGATTAGATCTGTAGGTCCATTATTTAGCGTGATTGCAGACATGTCAAATGGGAATGCCCCATACAGTGTCCAACATGCAGATACACCATTAAATCTACGCAATAATGTCCTTTCGTCTCCTAATATTTTTCTAGTCTGAGATCCAACGTAGTTAGACGCTAATTCCCATTTGATTAGACGCATTGTAGTCGTATATTGATCATACATACCTACTCTATTCTCAGAGTCAGATGCAGTAAAATTCATCCACCTCTCAAAATACTCTCTATGATACATGTCCTTAGGTAGCAAGAATGATACTTGCACTTCACTAAAGGTTGTATCTGTAGCAAACCGTCTCATAGCACCTACGTCCCTTACTGTGCCAACAGTTATTCGTCTACCAGGTATAGACACTGTATCAGCAAAGTAATTCATCATATCAGCATGCTCACGATATCTTGTCATTATCTTATTCTGCTGCTCAACCTCATCTTCAAACTGTAGTCCATTTGCCTCTTTCGCATGAAAAAGACCACCAATGCTTGTCATCACTGGCGGGGGTTGCACTACTACTTGAAAAAGATTAGACCTTGCAGGCTCCTTATTACCTGTATTGATCTGCTCTCTAAAGTTATTAAATGAATTGGGTTCGTAGTAACTCATACCTTACTCCATATAAAGCTGCTTGGGACTTCAACTTTGACTCCTGCTCGTGTAAACAGAAACTGCTCTAATGGCAGTGGCACATAATCTGTAAAGGATTCCTTAGGTACTAAGTATATATTCGATGCTGCCGACATAAAGTATTTATGGTAGCAGCGGGCAGGATACGTTTGTGCACCTCCTGCCCATGCTTTTCCTATTCCTTGTCTAGCAGATGGACGTAAATAGTGTATATTACCACCACTAAACTGTCCAAACATCATATCTACGTCAGTAACTAGTGTCAAAGGGTGCATATCATACCAATCTACGTCTGTTTGTGCTACATAGTCATAGAATAGTATATCACCTTCAGATGGAGGACGTCCTAGAGGCTCCAAACCACTTCTAACCTGTGATCGATACCAATCCTTTGATTTGGACGATCCCCTTGCCGAGTCTTTGATATCCTTAAATAAACTCATACTTTTAGGTGTTTTTCGGTTAATATCATAAATTCCATATTCCTGTCTTTACAGTATTCAATCGCAGCTTTCCATTTTGCTTGATTGACACCGAAAGTCCTTACCTCAGTAATATAATTCTTTGTTTGCCTTTTTGGTCGTTTTGGTGCTTGACACTGTTTTTCTGGTTTGACTTCGACGATATATTTCTTAATACGCTCGTCTCTAGTCTTCGCTTTTACATAAAAATCAGGGAAATATCGGTGCACACGACGATCAACAGGTGAAATATAGGGTATAACAATCTCTTCACTACCCCACTGTAGGACATTTTCATTCTTATCACACCACACCATAAACTTTCTTTCCCACAAACTCCTATAAATAATATTTGTAGGATCACCTTTATATTTTTTCGGATGTGATGGTCTGTACCTACCCGAGTAACTCATGTCAAATAGACTACTAGTATTTCCAAGATCAAAACCTTACGGTGCAAGTCGCTCTGAGAGTAGAGGCGATGTGTCTCATCATGACGCATACCCTACTGAGGTTATCGATTACCTAAAATTGGATATATTCGACAGTCAGAGTGGTAACCCCTATAATAATATAGGAGGAGAAACAACTGCGACAGTAGGATCCTCAATTTATTTATACCTTCCACCCAAACTTTCTGAGCAAATTAGTGCTAACTACACTAATCACAAGATGGGTCAGACAGGTAATGCTGCATTAGGCATTGCTGCTGAAGGAATTGGTGATGGATTTGAAGACAAAGTAAAAGCTGGTGCGTCTGCTGCAAAATCACAACTGGGATTTAAAATGGGATCCCAAGCGATAAATGCAATAGTTGGTGCAACAGGAGCACAGTCAAGTCTATCTGCTAACAGTCTTTCTGCTATAACTCAAAAAAGAGTCTTTAACCCCTACGAAGAGACTACTTTTGAGGGTATGAATTACAGGAAACATAATTTTAACTTTAAATTGGTGCCAAAGAGTGCGTCAGACGTAGAAATGATATCTACCATCATAAAAACACTTCGTGTTGCTATGTTGCCTGGCTCAAGTAAAAAAATGTGGTTAACTATACCTGATTACTTTAAAATCAGTATAATCAGATATACCGATGATGGCACAACTGAAAAAATACGCACACCTGACAGACATGGTGGTGTATTGCAAGATTTATACAAATTCCCAACAAAACTCGTGTTAACAGACATGGGTATTGATTATTCACCTGACGGCAACTATGCCTCTCTTAAATCATTCTTTGGACAATCAAATAACTATAGTGACTATGATTTTGGTCCTGTGAGCTATAACTTATCACTTACATTCAGTGAAACTGCACTTCTGGTGAAAAACTTCTACGATCCAGACTATCAATATAGTGAAAATGGTGAATTTAACTGGGATGATTTCAGTGGTGGTGATGAAGAAACTTCAACAAATAGCTAATGTCTACTTATTTCTCATATCTACCTAATATTAACGTAAGACAGACAGGTTATCGTCAAGATAGCGGGTCTCCATTTGTTAATGCAAAGAATCTCTTTAGAAGAGTAAAAATTAGAGATGAGTTAGATGACATTATTTTGGGTTTTGAGAAGTATTACATTCAAAACGCTGAAAGACCAGATCAACTCGCTCAGAAGTTTTATGGTGATACCAAGTATGATTGGGTTATTTTGCTATGTAATGAAATAACCAATTTATACCATGACTGGCCAATGGATGAATATGAGTTGACTAATTATGTGATGAGAAAATACAATATGACGAATCCTACTGATATTGGTATGACTAGGCACTGGGTAACACAAGAAGTCAAGAGAAATGGAAGAGTCCATTTAGAGGCAGGACTTGAAGTGCCCGAAAACTTTGAATATTCATTTCCTGACGGTGTAACAGTAGAAAAGGAAAATCTTGTAAGACCTGTTTCTTACTATCAACACGAAACTAAGGAAAATGAGCGAAAACGTCTAATATACATTTTACGTCAAGAATACCTAGATGACTTTGTAGAGGAATTCTTCAGTTTAGTCTCATATCTTCCAAATGACGAATTAGAGGTAGATGTCTTTGGTAAGGATACTAAGAAGACTTATCGCACAGTCACAGAAATCTTCAAACCAACGAAAAAGCAATATACGACCGAAATCGGAAAAACACCAAGTATCACATTCTTGGCACAACAGCAACTTACGTCCAGAGTCTATAATCCTAGCACTGGCACATCTACCATTAGTGGTCAAAATGGTGTTGCTGCAACATTATCACCTTATGATTCAAGTGGATCCTTCTCAAGCACAAGTGGCAACACAGACAGCACAGGCACAGAGTCCTCAGAGTCCTCATCAAGCAGTTCTAGTAGCTCAAGTAGTAGCAGCAGTAACACATCTAGTAGTAGCAGCTCTTCTTCTTCGTCTAGCAGTGGTAGCTCTAGTAGCGGTAGTAGTGGAAGTAGTGGAGGCGGTTACTATGGTGGTGGTTACTAGGTATTTTTACTTATCGCGACCCTACAGACAAAAAAATACCCCGAATTTTTTTTCGGGGTCTCGGTGAACGAGAAGTCAATTTCGGTTTAGGTAACCATGCTCTTGTAGAAAGTGCAGTGCTTCCTTTAATGATCCAAGGTGCACACCTTCCAATGTTATCTGTGGATAGGATGCATCACCACCGAATTCCATTTGGAATTGCTGCTTAGTAAAGTCATCGTCTAATTTATATTCTTTATGCTTACCACCAAGTGCGGCTACTAGTTGGCATGCTCTTTCAGACTCCTGTCCTCCATCCGAGTAGATGGTGACAGGTTTTTCTTTTAGTGGAGGATACTCTGAGATAAGTTTCTTTCCACTATCTACAAACTCTTGACTCTTGTCTACTTTAACTACCATGGGGTTTGTGATCCTTGAATTTGTCGTGGTTACCGTCGCCTGGCATTTTACCGTAGGCAACGTATTGAATTGCTTGCATTGATCCCTCTAGTCTTTTGAGATCATTTTCATTTTTAACATACTCTTCATACCATCCTTTTATTTCATCTTGTCTGGATTGAAGTTGCATTGTACGCTTAGTGAAGCGTTGAATTAGTTGCTCGTATGATTCTACAGTTTTCATTCACCTAATGTATGGATGACAGGTTTTTCTGTCTTTAATATATTATATAGTTGCATATTCTCTGCACAAGATACAGGATAAAATTCTGCATTAGCATCAAACCCATCGTATCTCTTTGCCTGATTGATTACAATGCTACCTTTCTCTCCCGACTGTGACCTATGGAATGTGCCACGAGGTATGATTAATGCACCACTATGCACATTGAGATGCACTATATGATATGGGAATCTCCAATCATAATTAACTAACTCAAAGATTCTAGTGCCAGAGATCACTCTGTTGTAATCATCTTGGAAAGAATGTATGTAGAATTGTTTGCCTCCTACACAATCTGGTGGAGGTGACTGAGCAGGACCTTCATGCACTACTAGGTCAGAAGCATTAGATTCTTCTACTGATATGTCATAAAAAATAACACCGTCTGTTTCTCTAAACACTCGGTGTCTTTTAAAATGTATGTCACTCATGTGACCTCCATTGTTTTCTCATTTCTTTATATGTAGCATTGTTTGCTACAATATCTCTAACCTTTTTAAATATCTTTGCTGACTCTGCATACTTACTAGTAGCATGGTCTTCTTCTTGTGGAAGTATGTTTCCATCGTCGTCATACTTTTTACCAGAGTTGTGGTTTGCATAACGTCTTGCTCTTGTGAAACCCATCTCCAAAAACTTACGACACATATCCATACCAATGAAGTCCTCTTCATCTTTGTAGTCTAGATACATTCCAAAGATATGGTTGGCAGATTCTACTGCAATCTCTGGTGTCTTAAATCTCCAATGAGCACAGATATCGTTAGTATAAGGGCGAACCAGTAAAACTCCTTGCTCTCCCCTTCCAATACGATAAAGTTGGCGAGTTTCCGTGTCTGTAAAGTCAAGAGTCTTATAAGGGAGGTCATAATTAAACTCCTTCATCTTCTTGCTTTTCTTTCTTTTTTTGCTCATCAATAGCATTATCTAATCGATCAAACATATCATCTATGTTGATAAGATTCTCAATTTGTGAGACCATAGCACCTATCTCTCTAATGAGGTAGGGTCTCTCTGATCTTGCAGCAAATGCGAGTGCTTCCCGAAGATTATCTTCAGCACTCTTCAGACTCTCTTCAACTTGTTTAGATAATGCCATTACTCTTTTTTGTGTGCTTGTCTATGTCCTTCTACTATAGCATCAACTATAATTTTTTTCAACTCTCTTGATTTCTTTTTACCAAGACCTGCTCTTGTGTCAATTTTTACCTTGACCCAATAGAGTCCAATAAGAATAGCAAGAAATGGAATGGCATCTTTCCATTCAATAGTATTGTATGCGTTAGCAAGATCACCAACAACTGCAAACATAATTAACCTCAATCAATTTGACATCCTGTAATTGCACCCGAAACAATACCAAGTGGTATTGACCACACCATTGCATCAGGGTCGGATATTCCTGCTGCTACACCACCACCTAGGATACCACCTAGGAATGCAGCGTCTTCGTTGCACTCATCTGGTGCATTGTCTTCTCTATATGTAGGAGGAGCAGAATACCTGCTCCATCCACAAGGCACTTCAACTGTAGTGCGATAAACATCAACGTAACCAGGACTATCTGCTGTGCCAGGTCTATAAACCTCTTTATACTTCTTCTCATAACATTTACGAGAAGACCTCCACCCACCAGACCATCCTCTATATTCATAGTTGTCGTCTGTGTATTCACGCTGACCAGTAGTAGGATTAATATATCCATTGTGATGAGCGAATGCAGGGGTGGCAGCAAATAGTGCGACTGCAGTTACGATTGATTTCATTAGTCCTCTTCAGCGAGTTTTGCAAAGTAGGATAGATCTACATCATCATCCTTCTGTAATGATTCTACCTTATTTCCAAACCCTGTGCGTAAATCAGGGACACTTTGTGAAGTGTCTTCCTCTTCAAATGTTTCTGGGTCTGGTCTCTTAGGTGTTACCTTCAAGACTGAGTTGAGACGTGTCTCTAACTCTTCGTAGGTTTTAAACTGTGATGGTGATGTAAAGTCTTTAAGACTATAACATTGTTTCCAAGTTGCTTCCAACTCAGCATCAGTTTTACCTTCTAGGGTAGATGGGTTTGCAAAACCACTCTTATCGTAATTCCAAAATCCTGCAACCTTACAGATCTTTAATCTAAAGTCTGCACCTTTCCATAGATCGAAAGGATTGATAGGTGTCTCATCCTCAAACTCTGGTTGAGCAGCAGCAACGATCTTGTCATGAATCTTTTTACCATACTTATAAAGGAAAACTTTTCCTTCATTCTCTGGATTCATTTCATCTTTAACGACATAGATGTTACTGTAGTAGGAGAGTTTTCTCTTCTGCTTCCTCGCAATTTCTTTGTCTGAATCCTTGCCACTATTCCACAACTCTCTGTTGAGGTCAGACACAGGATCTTTCTGTCCTAAAGTCGTTAGACTATTCTCAATATACCATCCACCAGGACCTTGGAAGGCATGACTCCATACTTGTGCCCATGGTAACTCTTCACCTTCTGGCTCTGGTAGGAATCTAATAACAGCATACCCATTACCGCTCTTATCTAGAGACGGTTTCCATAGACGCTCATCAACTTGAGCACTGCCTGCAGGTTTCTGTAGTTTTTCTATTTCCTTTGTAAGTTTAGCAAAGGAAGATCCTGAGGCTTTCTTGAGTGATGCAAATGACATCTTGTATTTCTCCGTATTTGTATTTGGCATTAGTGCCACCATTTATGGTGACATACTATTTATAATTTGTCAAGGGATTGTGTCTTATTTTTAATGATGATATCAGTGCCATTGTGTGTGAATACTAACTCATCATCTGGATCCCAAAGCAACTCCTCCATGACATCATTTAGACGCTTCATGTCTTCCCAAAGTTGCTCGTTATTCGGCATTATTCATCTCCTTTTTCCATCCTAAAAGTTTGTCTTCCATAACTTGTAGGACTGACATAAGATCCATACCACCTGTTGTTTTGAATGAGAGTGTGTCAACTCTATCTTTAATATATTCTACTGCATCATCACTATCATCTTCATGTGATGCGAGTGCTAGTCGTGCATAAAATACTTTTTGTTTAGCAATCAACTCTAGTGTCTTGTCAATATGCTCTACTCTTTTCTTTATATCATACTCTGCAAATCCTGCAGACATCTTGAGTAACTCTGTGTATGTAGTCTGTATATCTTCTAGTGATTCTCTGACTACATCACTCTTAAAAAAATCTTTTGATTCTTCTGTCATAATGGTAAGACTCCTCTACTAGTCCTTTTAACATAATTTAATTGTTGTGCGTCCCACTTAATCTTATCCTTTAATGGACGTGAGATTAATTTGTTAACGACTTCAATCTCTATGCCATACTCTTCACAGACTGTGGTTACTGCTTCAATATAATTTAGTAGACCTTCACTTTCTTTGACAAGGTTTTCTACCAGAGAGGTAAATTTTCCTTGGGTCATAAATTCCTTTTCTATATCGTTCATGAAACCTCCACCCTTAATCGAGAGACTCCACCCGATTCAATCAGTCCCGAGGGGAATGCGTTTGCTGCGATTGTCATGCGAGGTTTGTTTGTTGTGTTAGGTTGTGCATAGTGTCTGATACTAGGAGGAAAACAAATATATTTTCCTGGCTCAGTCTCTTCTTCATGCATTATATGATACTTTGTATCAGTGTAATCTCCGAAAGGGGAGATGTTAGTATTACTATACCATGGATTTGGTAAAAGCCAAACTGTTTTATCTTTATTGTGTCCAGATGCATAATAATTACTGCTCAAGAAACAATTAGGATGTGTATGATCAAAGAAATGATCGCCAGGATCATTCTTGTTTGCCCATGATGAGCACAACTTTAGTGCTGTAGCATTGGGTGCTAGATCTTTTCTTACTTCTTCAAGGCATTCATTAATCCATGTGAATAGATCAGCAAATATTGGCTCATCATGTATGTTACGTCCTGTCCCACGAGCATTGATACCTGCCCAGATCCAGTTGGTATCATTACGATTCCAATCTTGATTCTCTAAATCATATGCAACCTTCTCTACATCACCAGGATAATAGAAACGGTAGAATGGTATGCCTAGAAAACTATCCTTCACGAGATTCAATAAACATTCTATACTCTTCAATATACTGAAGAAGTTTATTAATATACTTTTCTTTAT